CTTTTTCACTATCATGCCCATCTGATGATTCTGAATTTCTAGTAAAGTAAATAACCTTACCGCCAGCTTCGTGGACCGCATCTATTTCGTTTTTGAATCGGCAGTCGCCAATAAGTGCTAGGTTGGGGTTTTCATCTTTGATCTGTTTGATACAGAGTGAAACCCAAACATCGTCTTTTATCTTACGGCAGATGTCTGTACCAAAAGCTTGCATGAACTCGCGGGCAGTCATGCGACCACTTGAGTCTTGTGAAACATTGTCCCACAGAATATCGGTCAGACTATTCTTTTGCTCATCTGTACCATAGCACTGCTCCCTATCAAGACCAAATAGAGATATGCACAATCTCTTTAGTGGGTCTGCAAAATTATAAGCTTTTACAAAAGGCCAAAACGTAGTTGACGCATAGTCGGCAAAGGTCTGACTTTCCTGAAAAACATCAAACACGCCCATAGATTCAAATTCTTTATCATTATCATCTAAATATTTCGCATTTACTACTAGCCTACCAGCCTCATCTATGAAAAATTGCTTAATGAAACCATGAGACTTCATCTCATGACCATGCAGGAAGTTGACAGATGTAGTTTTGCCAGACTGTTTAGCACCAGCAAATGCGATAATGTTTGACATTAGATATATTTCTTTATCTGTGGTATAATTTGTTCTTTGATTTGATCAACTGTTAAGTCGCCAATATCCTTCTTATCGAAGTCTACAGTTTTCAAATTGAACATTGTTTTATATTGTTTGATAATCTTATCTCTACCCTGACGACCTGCCTTGTCGTTGTCAAGAGCGAGGATGATATTATCTATAGATGCTCTCTCTAGGAGTATACTCTGCTCTTGATTTAAATCACAGCCAAAAATACCGACACAGTTGAGAATGCCAGCTTCGTAGAGTCGGATAACATCACCCTGCCCCTCCACCAGCACCACCGATCCGGTCTTTTTCATTCTCTCATATGCTTTATTGTATCCAAAGAGATTCTTGCCAGCATGAAATCCTTTGCTGAATTTCCATTTTTCTTTAGTATTATCGTCTATGGCTCTGCCGACAACACCAACAATTTCATTATTATCGAAGTTTCCCGGATTAAAAATTGGGAACACACTTCTGTTGTACATTGGCTTTGTTTTATCACCACAAAAACCAATACCAAATTCTTCCAAAACTTCTTTAGAGAAACCTCTTTTAACAAAATATGGGCATGGAATAATCAGGGTTTTAAGAAGTCTATCTCTATGGCAGAGTATGCTGTTATCTTGTTTTTTATTAAAGACTTGGTGTACTACATCATAGTTATTCACTCTTATCGCAGTTTTGTCAACTGAAATAACAGATTCAATATAATCAAGCGTTTCTTGAAATGACACTTGCTTGTTCATTTTTCTACTCAAAATGCCTTGGATTAGACCAAGTATATCATTAGGAAATTTTTCATGACATTTCTGCGTATTGCAAAACCAAGCACCGCCCCATTGTGACTCAGCATCAGAATTAACATTGAATCCAGACGGGTTGTCACCACCATGCACTGGACAGGGACCAATCATTTTATCAGCACTATGAAATAAATCTATGTCAAGTGCCGCCATCAACTTCTCTATCTGGAGAATCGCTGACATCTTGATCTGAGTCTTCTTCGTCTGCGAATCCATCTTTTTCTTCTTTGTGTATTCTTTCAGCATCTCGTTTAGTACCTATCTCTTCTAGTCTCGCTAATTCACCTGTCATTCTCATAAATATACTGTTGCCGTCCATTCCTGGACCATGACGTGCAACAACAGGTATCAATCTCCTGTTTACTCTACTACCTATGTTTTCTTCCGCTATTTCCTCCTGACCTCTCGCCTTAAAGATAGAAAATGATGTACACAACCAGATCAGCCTATCCGACCCAGAAATAACATCCTCAGATTCTCTAGTAATACCGTCTCTATTTAATTGAACAAATGCCAAGCATGGGACATCATGCTCGACACAGAAGTTATGCAATTGTGTAATTTGAAAACCTAATGCTTGGAACTCCGCAAGATTATTATTTATGCTTTCCGAAGTCATTAGTTTGAGATAGTCATAAATTATTAAGCAGTCATTCATTCTGCCTTCTTCATTATAACCCACATGCTTAAACAGCCATCTTCTAGCAATTCCTAGAATTTCATCAAATGATCTACCGGCAACACTTATATAGTGGTACGGCATTTCTTTTACTGTTTCAGCAGCCTCTTCTACATTATCAATAAGTTGTTTTTCTTTATTGAATTTACTGCTTGAGATATCGTTGATTGCAATGCCCGAAAGGTTGGCGAGCAGCCTATTCCAATGATCTTCTTGGGACATTTCCGTATCAAGGATCAACACCGGAGTGCCGCGATTCGCAATATTGACTGCAACATTGTCAGCGAGTGTAGACTTGCCACACTTTGCTCTAGCACCAATCAAATCAACGGCACCACGCCTGAACCCACCACCAATCGCCTTATCATAGATGGGAAAGCCACTACTTATTCCGGGTTCGGTTTCCTCATTTGCTTTTAAATGTGAAATATACTCGTCTAGGTCTTTCCCGATTAGCTTGGTTGTGCTATTATCTTCCCGGATATATTTTAGGCAGGCGTTTTGTATTTGGGTTTCTGGAATTGAGACAATCTCCGTCACTGTCTCGTCGCCATCAACTTCTGATAATTCTGTATAAATTGATCTTAATTCATTCTGTAAATCTCTAGCTAATTGTAGTTTGCGAATCTTTTTGGCATGTTGCCTGATGTTGTCAACATGGACATCATAGTGCATCAAGTGTTTGATATGATTTAGCGCATCCTTCTTTTCTATAAACTCAGACAGGTCAAGCTGTTGAGCCGCTGAAAGAATGGATGTCAAATCTACATTTTGTGAAGTCTCAAAAATCTTAGAAAGGCATTTGTATACAACCTTATTTTCGTCAATTGTAAAAGTCTGTTCTTCTACTAGACCAGACACATCAAGAAAAGCATCATAACCGTATCTTATCATCCCAGACAATACGGCTTTTTCAGATGCCACATTGTTAACTGTTGGGACATTTTTGTCCGAGTTTGATGAAGTCACAGAAATAAGGTTCCCGTTTAAACTGTGGATTGATTTCTATATTTTTTTGACAGTCTTGGCAGAAGACGCTTACATTCTTGTGAGGTTTTCTTTTTCTCTCGACGGGCTTAACATTGTCATTTACTAGCTCGTAGCCTTCTTCGACCTCTGTGTCAAGGCCAGGATCGAAATTATTTACAAATTCTTTTTTTTCTGCCTGAAGCTTATGTTTGTCCATAGTAAAATCTGGTTCTAAAAGTTGGACATTCTCTGGCTCAGGCGTGTAAGTCTCTGTTGGTGCTGCGGCTTTTTCTACAGTTTTTGGTTCATCTAGAAAGTTAATCTTTTCACCAGTTAATAAGAAATACCCTTCTTCAATAAGTGATGTATTATTGGTCTCAATACCCTTTTTTAATTTTTGAAGTCCTTGTAGTAATTTCATTTTGTTCTCGCTAAATTGTTTAAGGTATCCGCCATTTTTCTGAATGGTTCAATAACATCATCATATAAAATTAGCACACTGTGTATCTTCCTCATAAGCTCCCTTAGTTTAAATGTTGTTTTACATTTTTCACAAATCATTTGTTCTTTTGCTTCGTATTTTGTGAATTCAGGAAAACTCATAGAAGGAAGATAGTGGTTAATGGCGTCTTTATAGGCGGATTCTATTTGTTGGAATATCACCTTGTGCCTATTTCTCTCTGTAATTATACGACTAATGTGGGACTGTATTAGGTATGCACTATGGTAAACATCTTCAGAAGACATTTCTGCCATAGTTGCCCTATCAATATTTAAAGACTCGCAAACTGCTGGATCTAGTTTTACCAGCCCTAGGTTGCCACCAATCTCATACTGATTGATAAAACTTTCAATCTTCGCAATAAGTTCTTTTTCTTCTTCACTTATAACGAGTCTATGATCAAGTTTTTCCATTGGTCTTCTTTATTATAAGGTAGCACAATTATTGTAAAATCGTTTAACTCACACCATTCGATCTTCTTTTTATCTCTTTTACGAGATTTCATGAAGTCGGCTTTTGTTTTGTGAAAGTGTGAGCAATATTCATAGTGCTGCTTACCATGAACTTCCACAATAATATATTTATTGGGAATAAGAAAGTCTGCATACAGCAGACCAGTAGAAATGGTTTTAGAGCCGGGGAGAGTTACTTCTTCGTATATCCTCTGATACGGGAACAACTCAGAAAGTAACTCTCTAGCTCTAATATGATGGGAAGATTTATTATCTCGTCTAGAGTTCCCCCTGAACCTTTTAAAGGTCAGGGCATGTTCCCTCCCATCAAAGCCGGTAACTTTCATACAACAAATTCTTGCAATTCTGTTTCAAGGTTTTTCATAACTTCTACATTTTGTTTTAGAAAATCGTAGAGTTTAGGTACACCTTGGAACTTATAATTTTTCTCTTGATAGTCTTTGTCGTACTTCTCCATGAACGGAAGAGAGTACCAAGACCCAGATTTATCAACAACATCAAAAGATTCTGCTAAATCAATAATCTCTTGCACGGCATCGAGACCTTCGTTGTATCTAAAGTAACTGGTAGCTTCAGTGCCACTAGCACCCAAAGAAGATGTCGCAATTTGCCAAAGGATGATCTGGCCGATCTTTTGACCGTCTACCATCCAAGGATCACTCTTTTTAACAGTTATCGCGGTATCAGCTTGGTACTGAATTTTGATACCACCATCAGCGATATGCTTTTTACCATAACCACTGGTGTTAGTAATTAAGTGACCAATTAAAACCACAATAGCTCTAGTTCTAGGAATAACCTGACCCATTCGTTTAGTAAAATCAGAGAGGATCTTAGGCAATCCGGGTCGTCGCTCACCGTCAACCATTTCATCCAAGTCTCTGGACGGGATTAGACTTGACATTGAATCAATGATAACTACTGCTTCTTCATACTCTTTTTCTTGGAGTAGTTTTTCTAGTAAACTAAGGAATTCTTCAGCACTTAGGATCTTGTCTTCAGGAGACCTGATCACCTTTATGGCATCTATGTCAAGACCATCAATGCCATCTAAGTTATGGCTTTTAAGTCTTCCTTCAGCATCTAGATAAATTACTTTTCTGCCTTCTTTTTGCGCGTTTGCTGCTAGGTGCAGCATGGAACTGGTCTTACCAGTCTTTGGAAGACCAGTCACAGTAACCCACGAACCCTCTTGGACACCACCATTAAGAGCAAAGTCTAACGCTGGACTAATCTTTAACGTCTTTAAATTCTTCTTTTCTTCGTACACTTCTCTACCTGTCACTACACACTTTCCCATATTCTTAAGTAACTTCTTAAATTCAGACTGCTTCTTATCTTTTTCTTTACTCATAAAAACTTCTTGCCTTTAATCTAATTCTGAGAATAAATTCTTTTTGCCTAATGGCTTTCTAGTTGTCCTAACACTCTCATCTGATTTTTCAATAATAGTGTTATCAATTTCCTTCTGATATTTCTCAATAATCGGTACGAGTTTCTTGTTACGAAATGAAAGAATATATTTAGCGTCTTTGGAATCAATAGCTTTTGATATTGCCAGCATAGAATATTTTTGGAGCAATTTATTCGCAGCTACTATTTGCCCTGTGTACTGTCCTTTGTACTTAGGGAGATTCCAAAACTTATCTGGTAGTTTGCCTTCATTGTTAACAATAGCTCTTTTTTGAAATATTTTTTCACAAAGCCGATTGCCGTCAGTTATTTTTGGTTCTTCTTTTTCAGAAAAAGCATCAAACTGACTATCGTATTTTTTTGACTGCATTGTTATAGTACTTACTTTTCAAACCTGCGCCACGGGATGCATCACCCTGTTGTGATGCTGCCTCGGTCATAACAACCACACCATAATCTTCTTTTTTAATCATAAAATCATCAGTCGTCGTCGGTTTCTCTTTTTGTTCTTGTTCTTCTTCTTTTTTCTGCTCCCTTTTCATCTTCTTTTGATATCGATCTATTACAGCCTCTGGTATACCAAGCTCTATCGCTAGACTTTTAGCGTCTGAATCTGGATGATGGTCTATATAAAACTTTTCTAACTTGGTCATCCTATGTCTAGTTGCAGCCTTCTTTTTAGCCATATTGCTTTCTCCTAGCGATTGTCAAAAATCTTTGTTCTCTGGTTTTTAGATATTTCAAATAAGAGTG